CTCCCGCAATTACAATTAGCGGAATTTCTACAGTCTCTGCTGCTGCTACTGCTGTCGTTTCTGTCGCAGGTACTATTACTCAAATCAGAATTACAAATGCTGGACTTGGTTACAGTGTTGCCCCTACTATAACAATAGCATCACCAAGCGTTACTGGTATAGGTACATTTATATTTAACGAAGTGGTAACAGGATCTCAAAGTGGTGTTACTGCAAGAGTTAGATCTTGGAATTCTGTAACTAATATTTTAGAAGTTTCTAATGTCAATGGACAATTTACTGCCGGCGAGAGTATTGTTGGAGCAGCGTCAAGTGCTTCTTATAAATTGAGGTCTACAGATGTATTCTCTGCGAAAGATGGATTTGCTAATAATGAAGAAATTGAAAGTGAAGCAGATAAAATTGTAGATTTTAGTGATAGAAATCCTTTTGGAATGCCATAAACCATAAATAAAAGTTATTATGTTTAAATAATAACATAAAGGTTTATAAGACATGTTTGAGTATTTTTATCACGAAATTCTAAGAAGAACTGTTATTGCTTTCGGTTCTTTGTTCAATGAGATAAGTATAAAGCACACTAATAATAGTGGATCTGTTACTAATGTCATTAAGGTTCCTCTTGCTTACGGACCAACGCAAAAATTTCTGGCAAGATTAGAACAATCTCCGGATTTAAGCAAACCAGTTCAAATTACATTGCCAAGAATGTCATTTGAGTTCACTGGTTTAAATTATGATTCAACAAGGAAATCAACCACTACTCAAACATTTACTGCAAAATCAGCAGAAGACGGAAAAGAAACTAAAAAGGTATATCTTCCAGTTCCATATAACATGCAATTTGAACTTAGCATTATGTCTAAGTTAAATGATGATGCTCTTCAAATTATTGAACAAATTTTACCATATTTTCAACCAGCATATACGATGAGTGTAGAGTTGGTTGATATTATTAATGAGAAGAGGGACATACCAGTTGTTCTTGAAAATATTACAATGCAGGACGACTATGAAGGAAATTTCACTACAAGAAGAGTATTAATTTATACTTTAAGATTTACTGTTAAAACTTATCTGTTTGGTCCAGTTTCTTCTGCTTCCAAGGATATTATCAAGAAAACCACAATTGGTTACGTTGCTGGAGATACTACAAATACACCAACCAGAGAAATTGTATATTCAGCTCAACCAAGAGCTATCAAGAATTACACAGGAACAGTTGTTACAAATCTTACAAAAGATATTACCACGGAAGATATACTCATTACGGTAGACAATGCAAGTTCTATATCAGTAAATACTTACTTAGATCTTGAGGGTGAGGAAGTATTCGTAAGGTCCAAGGCAGGAAATGTTCTTACTGTGGATAGAGGTAGAGATAATACAACGATAACCTCACACTTAGCAGGATCTTCGGTCAAATCTATTACAACTACAGATAATACGTTAATTGAAGATGGCGATGACTTTGGATTTGCTGGTATTAATTTATGAAAATGACAAAAAAATTTGACAGTTTAAACGATGCTTTTAATGTTGAGGGTGAAATAGTTCCTATTGAAACTAAAAGTGAAATTGAAAAAATAGAGACAATTGCCTCTACCGTTGATGATATTAAAAAAGATTATAACTACACAAGAGGAAATTTATATTCATTAATAGAAAAAGGTCAAGAAGCAATTAATGGTATTCTTGAACTTGCTCAAGAAAGTGAGATGCCTCGTGCATATGAGGTTGCAGGACAACTTATCAAAAACGTTGCTGATGCCACGGATAAATTAATGGATCTCCAGAAGAAACTTAAAGATATTGAAGAAGAAAAACAAAAAGGACCAACAACAGTTAACAATGCACTTTTTGTTGGATCTACAGCAGAATTGGCAAAACTTCTAAAGCAACAAACTGAAGGAAGTGTAGAATAATAAATATAAAAAGATATTCATTTTTTATGCCCAAAATCAAGTCGCATAAAACCGTTGAGCAAATTGCAAAGAAGCATCGTCTTGATGTTTCTTTTATACAAAAGCAACTTGATATGGGCGAACCTATTGAACATGAGCACACTCAAGATCATGAACTTGCTCGTAATATTGCTCTTCAACACTTAGATGAGATTCCAGACTATTATACTCGTTTGAAAAAAATGGAAGCAGATGCCAAGAAGCATCATAGAAAATTTAAAGATGTGAAAGAAAATAAACTTCATAAATGGTTTCAAGATTCGGAATCAACAGATAAAAAACCTGGATGGGTTAATGTGTTAACTGGAGGAACTTGTGCAAGTGACGAACCAGGTGAAGGGGTTCCAAAATGCGTTTCGTCTGAAAAAAGAGCAAGCATGACTTCCGCAGAAAGACGTTCAGCAGCAAGAAGAAAAAAAGCAGCAGATCCTGGACAACAAGAAAAAACTGGAGCTGCAAAACCAACATATGTTTCTACGGATTCACCTAAAAAGAAAATGAAAGAGGAAATGGACGTACAAGAAGCAAAAGACAAACCGGGTAAAGGTAGTGGCAAAAAAGATGCTTGTTACCATAAGGTAAAATCTAGATATTCTGTTTGGCCAAGTGCATATGCTTCTGGAGCACTTGTAAAATGTCGTAATGTTGGTGCTGCAAACTGGGGAACTAAATCGGAGGAAACTATGCACGAAGAAGAAAGATACTGTCCTTTATGTGACAAGAGAGAAACAAGATCCGAGTGCTCTTATGGAGAGAAAGCATGGGATAAGGTTTCTGTAAAGGATGAAGAGTACTCAATGGCAAGATCAGAACTCAAAACCATTGAAGATGCAGTAAAAAGGATCAAATCAAAAGTTGGTAAAGGTGAGGGAGATCTAGAAGCATGGGTTCAGTCAAAAATTACTAAAGCAGCAGATTATATCGATACTGCAGCAGATTATATTGCAAGCGGAGAAATGGAAGAATCTTTTGGGTATGAGATAGATCCAGAAAAACATAAAAAAACTAAAATGTCATCCGCGGCAAAAAAAATTGATAATATGACAACCGCACAACAAGCACAATTACCACAAAAAGCAAAGAAAGTTGTTGGTGTTACTTTACCCAAATTTGAAGAAACTTTGGTTGATAAAATTACAAGGGAAATATTAGATGAAAAATGTTGGTCAGGTTATAAAAGAAAAAAAGGAACTAAAGAGTTTGATAAAGGTTCTTGCGTAAAAGCAGAAGATGTAACTATTGAAGATGCTGACGGAAATACTTTTGCTGAAGTAGTCGATATTATCAAACCAGAACCAATTAGAGGATTTAAGTCTCAAGTAAGTGAGGTAACAAGACTTCAAGCACAAACTGGAAATGTTATTGCAGTAACTCTTTCTTGGAGAGGAAAATATTATTCACTTAAGATGTTTTTCCCCCAAGTTAAGACTCCATCAAGAAAAGAAATTAATGATGAACTCCAAAAAGTTTATCCTGGATCTGTCGCAATTTACCATTCAGTTTCTGAAATTCAACCAGGACAACCACTCGTCCAAATGTGTGGACCTAGGGGGGGAAGTTCAGCAAAACCTGGACCAAATAAAAATTATGTTAAGACCATGGGAGAAGAAGTTGAGTTGGAAGAAGAAGGTCCCTCTCTGTCTGTAGGTAGAGGAGAAAAACTTCCTGTAAGTAGAGGTGGAGGTCTTACCAAAAAGGGGAGAGAAAAATATAATCGTGCTACGGGATCCAATTTGCAGGCACCAGTAACTGGAGATGTAGAACCAGGAAGCAGAGCAGCAAAACGACGTAAAGCATTTTGCTCTCGCAGTAGAAGTTGGAAAGGAGAAAGAGGATTGGCAGCAAGAAGACGTTGGAAGTGTTAATTTATTCTTATATTTAAAAAATAGAGGTTGATTTATTATCATGTCAAATGATGTTTATTTGGGCAACCCTTTGCTCAAGAAGGCAAATACACCAATCGAATTTACTCAAGATCAAATTATTGAATTTGTTAAGTGTAAAGATGATCCAGTTTATTTTGCAAATAATTATGTAAAAATTGTAACCCTTGATCACGGTCTACAAAATTTTAAACCATATCATTTCCAAGAAAAGTTAATCAATAACTTTCATAATCATAGATTTAATATATGTAAGATGCCACGACAGACTGGTAAGTCTACAACTGTGGTGTCTTTTTTATTGCATTATGCAGTTTTCAACGATAACGTAAATATTGGTATTCTTGCAAACAAAGCAGCAACTGCTAGAGAACTTCTAGACCGTCTTCAGACTGCTTATGAGAATCTACCAAAGTGGATGCAACAAGGTATCATATCTTGGAACAAAGGTTCTCTAGAACTTGAGAATGGTTCAAAGATTTTAGCGGCATCCACTTCTGCATCTGCTGTTCGAGGAATGTCTTTTAACATTCTATTCTTGGACGAATTTGCATTCGTTCCAAATCATATCGCAGATTCATTCTTTGCATCTGTTTATCCCACTATTACTTCTGGTAAACAAACCAAAGTTATTATAGTTTCTACACCACACGGTATGAATCATTTCTACCGAATGTGGCATGATGCTGAAAAGGGTAAGAATGAATATGTCTTTACTGACGTTCATTGGAGTGAAGTTCCGGGAAGAGACGAGGAATGGAAAAAACAAACTATTGCCAACACTTCCGATCAACAGTTTAAAGTTGAGTTTGAATGCGAATTCTTGGGTTCTGTTGATACTCTTATTGCACCATCCAAACTTAGAACGCTCGTCTACGATGCCCCTAAGACACGTAGCGCAGGTTTAGATGTTTATGTTGATCCAGAGGACAATCACGATTATCTAATCACTGTAGACGTTGCTAGAGGCGTAGGAAATGACTATTCTGCATTTACTATTGTGGACATTACACAGTTTCCTCATAAAATAGTTGGAAAATATAGAAATAATGAAATCAAACCAATGCTCTTTCCCAGTATAATTCAGGAAACAGCAACTGCATATAATAATGCTTATATTTTATGTGAGGTTAATGATGTTGGAGACCAAGTAGCAAGCATTCTTCAATATGATTTAGAATATAATAATTTGCTAATGTGTTCTATGAGAGGTAGAGCAGGTCAAATCGTTGGACAAGGTTTTTCTGGAAAGAAAACTCAACTTGGCGTTAAGATGTCAAAAACTGTCAAAAAAGTTGGGTGCTTAAATCTTAAAACAATGATTGAAGAAAGTAAGTTAATATTAAACGATTATGAGATTATTAGTGAACTTACTACATTTATCCAAAAACACAATTCATTTGAAGCAGAGGAAGGGTGCAATGATGATCTTGCAATGTGCTTAGTAATATATGCTTGGTTAGTTGCTCAGGATTATTTCAAAGAGCTTACGGATCAAGATGTTAGAAAAAGATTATATGAAGAGCAAAAAAACCAAATAGAACAAGACATGTCACCATTTGGTTTTATTTCTGACGGATTAGATAATAGCAGTTTTTTAGATGTCGATGGTGATCGATGGTATGTCGATGAATATGGAGATCGCGCTTATATGTGGGAATACATGTAAATGGATTTAGATAAGCAGATAAAACTTGGACATTTGCTATTAGCAGATAGAAAATGTAGAGTCTGTGGTGAAACAAAAAACTTAATAGATGCATTTTATAGAACAAGAAAAGATCGTGGTCCAGTTGCATCTTCTTACTCTTATGAGTGCAAAGAGTGTACTATAAAAAGAATTATTGAACGTAAAAAAGACACACCCCTAGCGATAAACTGGGAATATCCTGATTGGTAGATATTCACGTCAGGTTTCCCCTGTGTAAAGTATCTTTTTAATAAATATTTTTTAGATAAACTGAGATTTACGGAGAAAAACATGGCGACTCCTCAATTATCTCCCGGTGTACTTACAAGGGAAGTAGATTTAACAGTTGGGAGAGCTGAGAACGTATTAGATAATATTGGTGCTATCGCAGGACCTTTTGCGATTGGACCAGTAGAAGAAATTATTGACATCAGCACAGAGCAAGACTTAATTAATAATTTTGGAAAACCAATCTCAACTGATGCCCAGTATGAATATTGGATGAGTGCTTCATCATATCTTTCATATGGTGGAATTCTAAAGGTTGTAAGAACCGATGGCAGCACTCTCAATAATGCAAACGCTGGTGTTGGAATTGCTTCCACAACTTCATTGAAGATTAAAAATTATGACAACTACAACTCTAGTTTCATTGACGCAACCAACTTTACATATGCAGCAAAAACTCCAGGAAGTTGGGCAAATAATTTAAAGGTTTGTACAATTGACGATTTAGCAGACCAAAGAATCGGAGTAACCACAACCAATCCAGGTGCATTAGGAGCAGTAATTGGTTACGGTGTGACTACTGCAATTACTAACGTTGTTCTACCTGGAGCTGGAACAACTTCTGTGTTTAATGGTTATCTGAAAGGTATTATCACTGGCATTACTACAGATGCTACAAACTCTAATAGTACAATTGATATTAAAGTACTTTCTAGAGTTTCTGCAGCAGGAACTGAAACTCCAGTTACATATGCTCAGGGAAATTCAATCCAATCATTTGAAGTATCAGATACCCTTTATTTTGTAAACAATTCCGGAATCAACACTGGTTCTACTGCATCCGC